TTCAAAAATAAGAACAAAAAAATTAAAAACATAAGAAATAGGATTAAATATTTTCATAACATGACTCCGTGTTAATGCCTTTAAATGCTGATGTGCGTGCTGCATATTCTATCTCAAGACGAGTGAGTCCTAAATCTTGCAGTTCTTTATCAGAGAGTGCATTTAATTCACGGATAGCAGACCAATATCTAAGGTGCGCGGAAATTGCTTTCCGCGCTAAGTTTACATAATGTTGTAACATTACTTGTCTTCTGTAAGAAGCTGCTTCTTACTTTTAGTGGCTTGTTTTTCTACGCTTTCATAACCACTAGTGTCAGTAATATCAATCTTCTTTGGCTTCTTAGAGTCTGGAATTATATTTTCCAACCAGATCTGAAGCATACCATTAAGAAGCTGAGCATTCTTAATTTCCACAGTATCTGCAATTGAGAACTTACGAGTAAAATTGCGATCTGCAATACCCTTGTAAAGGTAATTATGATCGTCAAATGCTGTATCGTCTACGTTTGCATAACCGTGAATGATTAGAGAGCCATCTTGAATTGTAACATCAAGATTTTGCTTTCCAAAACCTGCAACTGCCATTTCAATGACATACTTGTTATCATCTACTTTAACAATATTGTAAGGTGGATAGTTTGGAATGCTCTTTGCAAGAGTTTCTGAAGCTTCTTGAAAACGCTTCAAAATACCATCATAACCAACAAAATACTTATCAAACTTAGCGAGATCACCAAAAAGGTGATTGTGATCGATTTTCCATGCGTTATTCATAAGGACCTCCTAATTTAGCAAGGTTAATGTAAATGTCACTCCAATAGGCAGCGACATAAATATTTATAGTGACTTATCATTATGAAATCAAGTGCTCCTATATTATTTTTCAATATCAGACACGAGGTTTTATAATGGCTGAACAAAAACAAGAAGATTTCATGACTGCGAAGTGGCGTCCTGCTATGGGTTGGTCATATATGATCATATGCGTAATGGATATGGTTATTTTTCCAGTGATCTGGTCACTGGCACAAGTACTCACAAAACAACCTATTACACAATGGAATCCGCTCACTCTACAGGGAGCAGGGTTATTCCATATGGCAATGGGTGCAGTTCTAGGTATTGCTGCTTTTGGTAGAACTCAAGAAAAAGTAGCAAAAATTGAAACTGCTGCAGAAACACCACCACCAGCTCCTGCTCCTACACCTGCTCCGGCACCAGTAGCTACAGCTGAAATTCCTTCTGCTGCTCCTATCTCTACTGCAGATATTCCTTCTGCTGCTAGTGATACTGGATCAAAAGTAGCCGATAGACTGGCTAGATTTAAGAAATAATAATATAATAGAGGTGTAAGATGGACTTTTTTAAATTAGTAGCTGAAGTAGGATTTCCTATTGCTGCAGCTTGTGCAGGTGGATATTTTATCTTCCTTACAATGAAGTTCATTCTAGCTGGTGTTATGAGTTCTGTAAAAGGTCTGAGCGGTATTATTACCGCTCTAGACAACCGCGTTAAGACCATGAATCATGACGTGATAAGAATTGATACACTTGTAAGTAATGCGCTAGGCGTAAAGCCTGATCTTGATAGAATAGCTAGAGCGGATGGTAAAAATGATGCAAGACGTGATTGAAGGATATGTTATAAAGCAGCATAAAAATGTTGCTGGTGTATCTGTATATACAGTATTAAAAAATGATACTGTAGTTTTAATTACTACTCAACAATTTGAATTAAAGAAATTTATGAAGGCAAAATAAAATGGATTTAGTACAGCTGATTAACAAATACGGGTTTCCGATTGTTGCTGCAGCTGGTATGGGATATCTTGTTTATTATGTTTGGACGTGGGCTACAAAAGAAATTAAGCCTGTACTATCTGAAGCTAACACTGTTTTGATCGCTTTGATTGATCGTATTAGAATGTTAGATAATGATCTAATTAGATTAAATCAAAAAGTAAATATAGTTCTCATGCTACGTAGATTGAGTCATGAGGAACTAGCAAAGCAGGCTCATGACTTTGTAGTCGAAGAAGAGAAGACTTCCAAAGCGCCACCAAAGCAAGAGGCCAGCGCCGATAGCAAAAAGGAAAGCAAGTGAGTAAATAATCTTACTTGCTAGTGGCACGGTAAACACCATCCCAGTCTTTAGGTGGCGGATCCTTCTGGAACTCCGCCACTCTTTCCATCATCATATGGTAGTATTCTTTCATCTCACCATTAAACGCGTTCTCAAGTGTTCTGAAATAATCTTTCATCTTATCCCACTTTTGTGTTCTATACAGCTCTATGAAGTCTGCATGAGAACGAGAATAAGCAACGTTGATACTATTCCTATCAACAATCGTGTAAATGTTAACACCTTCTTTTTTACCTTTCACAGCCAAGCAGTCTAGTTCAAGGCATAGATAATCATCTTTAACTAGCTCATAGGTACGCTGACCAATTACCAATTTGACATGATAAGGCTTAGACTGTCCTTCAAGTCTGGATGCCAGATTGACGCTATCGCCAAGACAAGTATAGTCAAACCTTTGAGAACTACCCATGTTCCCGACAACCACACTACCAGTATTAATACCCAGCCCCATACCGAAAGGAGGGACTCCTTCCACAGATATTTCATTATTGAATCTTTCCAAGTCACCTAACATCTCCAATGCTGTCTGTACTGCATGTTTAGCATGATCTGGATCATCAAGAGGTGCATTCCAGAATGCCATCTGCGCATCGCCAATATACTTGTCTAATGTACCATTATTCTCTATTATCTTTGCTGTCATCGCTGTCATATAGCGATTCATAATCTTTGTTAAGCCTTGAACATCACTGCCATAATGCTCACTAATAGATGTAAAGCCGCGGACGTCAGTAAACATAATCGAAAGCTCACGAGTGTCACCTCCAAGTTTAAGTAAATCTGGATTTTCTTGTAACTTTTCAACCATTGCAGGTGATAAGTATGTGCCGAACTGCTTTTTAATTTGTTGCTTGAGTCTAAATTCACGAGCAAAGTTATTATAGACTAAATGTCCAAAATTAGTTGTACCTGCTAGTAATAAATAGCTAGGATCCCATAATTGCATATATTGTGCAAAAGCGTAGTATGATCCACCTACTACGGAGAAAACAAATGTCAAGAATACCGGTACCGTCCAACGGACACTTGTCTTCGGCACAAGAAGTGTCAAAACTAACAATATTAATCCTAATACTAGTATCTCTATTAGCCGGGCATATGGCAGGCGAGTTATTGAGTCACCGTTAATAATAGTCTGAAGTGCATTAGCTTGTATTTCATGCGCCCATTTTTCACCAACAGGTGTAGCAATAATACCACCTACACCTTCAATAGTTAATCCTAAAATAACAATTTTATCTTCTACGGCTTCTTTAGTGATTTCAGTTGCTTCAATCTTTCTGAAGTTATTGTTCCAGGTGAGCCAGATACGGGCTTTCTCATCTGTATTGATGGCTGGGAATTGCGGGATGCGGACGGCTTCGATGCCTGCGTCACCGGTTTTGATTTGGTAAGAGGGATCTCCAGCAACTGTGCGTATGGTTTCCAATACAAGTGAAGGATACAATGTATCCCCAATGCGAGCCAACATAGGCAAGCGACGGACAACACCGTCACGCTCGGGAGCAACAGCCAGAAGTCCAACCCCGTCTGCATTTCCTGCCAAAGCAGGTAGAGGAGCGATAGCCCCGCGCCAAGTAAACAACCATGGAGCAGGATCATTACCGATAGCAGCAAACCCTCTGCGAGCTGCATCTGGAGATTTGGATTGAGCTGTTGGTGTTTGTGATATAACAATACCACCGTGCCCCACACTTTGCGCAAGATCATCATCACCACCTGCGCGATCTTTTTCAGAAAATAAAATAGGTATGGCAATAACACCTGCTTGAGCCCAACGAAGACGCTCAATAGTTTGCGCAATATCTCTTCTATCAAACGGCCATTGGCCAAATTCTTGAACAGATTTTTCTCCAAACTCAACGATAACAATTTCATCAGAGTTTTTTTTATCAAGAGTTGTGATAAATTGATCAAAAGTTTTGAGCTGAAGAATTTGAATAAAGCTAGGATTCCAGACATAGACTACCATTAAAAGAATTGCTACTACTGCAGCTGCCCATGTACTAGTTAATAATTTACCAAGACGTTCCATCAATATTGATTCACTACAGTAGGATTAGAAGAACAGTTAGTATAACAAGTAATGCTGAGATTAAAAGACTGAGGGGTCGAACCTGACTGAGTAACGCTAACTGGAATATTATCACCAACCAGGGTAAGATTAGTAGAGTGACCAGCGCCAGTTTGTGTAATAATGACATTTTGAGTATTTCCAGTTATATTAACAGTAGCATTATTAATAGTTTGAGCATGAGCAATACTAGAAAAAAATAATGCTAGAGCTAGAAGTATTTGTTTTTTCATTTAATTACTCTGTTTAATATTAATAACGGTAGTACCTGCATAGTTAACTACCTGCTTTATTGTTAATCCATCTTGTGTTATATTCACAGTAGCGCTATCTATAGTAGGTAGCGTTACTTGCGCATAGTGGTTTGCAGTTTCTCTGAATAAAGTTAAGAGCTCATTCTCTACATAATACTTTAAACCACTTCTAGCGTCATATTTAGGTAACATAGCATTGAATTCTGCCAATTCATTACCTAACATCTGAGACGATGCTACATCTAATAAATTGAGAAGGAAATCTGTCTCTAAAAAATTTCTATCTAGTTTATTAAAGTTATTAAGATAATTGTTATTAAGTTCTGTGTAAAGTAGTAAATCCTTGCCTAAAAAATCTTCATCTAAAAAGTTAAATGCTTTTGTAGTTGCAGTTTGCGATTCTACTACTTGCTTAGGAGGAGCAACAATAATTAAATTATTAATTTGATCTAGAGAGAGATTTAATATAGCTGACTTAGGTTGAGTAACACCAGAATTAATAGTTACAGATTCAAAAGCTTTAGTGAGAATTATTGTTCCCATAATTGTAGTAACAGATATAGAACCAACCACACAGTCGCGAGCGATATTACGCCAGCCGAGAGGACATGAAGGAAGGAGAATAATAGTTGACCTACCTGTTTCATCGACGGTGCCTGAAAAGTCAGTACCGCGTACGCCAATCGTAGCCGTTGGAGTTTCGATCGCAACTTGTTGAGGGTCGTTTTTAGCAATCTGTCCTGAAGCATATTTAATAGTACCAAGAGCCATCTTGATACCAAGTTTACCAGTTTTTTTACTATCGTCATAAACAAAGTTATCTATAACTAGCTTCGAATGTTCTGTTATCTGTACTTTAGTATCATCTTTAAATGTAATTCCTGCTCTTCCATTGGCTGTAGTAATAGTATCACTCATCTCTACTCCTGATTGGAGAGAGCTAGGAATTACATTCTCCTGTCTTTTTATCTCAGCCGGACCTGTTAACTCAGTTACTTTGCCAACATCAGCATTACTGATGGTTGGACTTAATAGTAAGATTGTTACCAGAGCCAGTGATTGTAGATACAACTTTACTATCAACGGAACCGCCCTGTCTTACATCTACGTTATTTGTTGCACCAACAATCGTAACACTTGCATCATGACCATTAGCACCAGCAGCACCTGCTTGAATAATAGCCACTGTATTTCCTCCACCACTTGATATATCTACGTTTGACTTAGCACCAGATACAGCAGTAGATGTGTTGGTAATAGATACTGTGTTATTATCAGAAGTAATATTAACAGTAGAATCCATTAGCCCGTCAGAGCTTTGTGTAACAGAGTTACCATCTCCAGTTATTGTATTATTAATTTGTGAAGCACCGCAAGTACCTCCAGCACCGCAACTAATATCTACAGCATTGCCGCTACCCGTTACGGTAGAAGATATAGTAGCACCATTCCCATCAACGTTTAAACTTGCGACGTTTGAATTACCAATTTGTTCAATTGTAATGGTATTATTATTACCATTCACTCTTGCAGCAGTTGTTGCATTTCCTATTTCATTACTATTACCGGTCTGTGTTAAATTAATAGTACTACCACCGCCGATTTGATCAACATATACACTATTTCCCGCAGCATTTGCATATTGAAACATAATCAAGAATGATAAAAACGCCATCATTCTTGCTATAAGTTTCATTTGTTATCCTTTCTTAAAACTCCAAAGTCCCTTTTTTGCGCCTTCTTTTACCATGTCTGCAACTGCAGCTTCAATAGCTATTCTAACTGCATATGTTGTCGGTTCATTAATAGATGAACCTGCTTCAAACTCTACTGACTTGGTGCCCATGTCTATAAATTTAAACACATTAGCACCTGCACCTGTACTCAATACTGTTTTAGAAGCACCAGTTGAAAGAAGTATCTCACCTGTATTAACTGAGATAAGTCTTATAATTACTGTTACTTCATCCTTACGATACTCTTGTGTGGCACCAATACCTAAAAATCTAGCGCCAATACCACCAGTACCAATATTAGAATCGTAGCCAACCACACCACCATCGATCATGATTCCTGCTACTATGAGAGGTGTAAGAGGTTTTGCTTGATCCTTCTCATACAACTCTCTCTGTGAACGAATAAGCTGACGTTCTTTAACTAAATTTTCTAATGCTACTCTTTCTACAGGCTGAAACCATTTACCTCTACCTGCATCTTGTAACGCTTTAATTAAAAGTACTTCAGCGCCCTGTGTTACTGCAGTACTAAATGTAGCAAACTTATCGTTAGGTTTACGCTGACCCGACAAATCTGCAAACTTATATACTGCTATAGGAATAATAGGTCCGTCTACAGGTGGCAAATTAAGAATCTCATTACTACGCTTTTTAGTAATTACTTCTGCCTTATCTGTATAAGGAATAATATCCCTATCAACACTCATTCCCGCACCATTACATCCAGCAAGAAATAATGCTGCAGCCATAACAAAATACTTTACCATGCTAAACTCCCATATGGTACTTCAATAGCTGTTACTTTACCTGCAGGGTCTGTAATAGTTAAACTTATAGTTCCACCTGCACTAGACCATGCAATATGGTTACCAGCAACATCAAAAGTACCACTTGAATTGCCATTATCTTTAAAAAGTTCTTCTGCAATCTTTTGTGATAAAGTAGCATATATTCTACTTTCAAGATTATTTAAAAACTTAGCTAAATTAGTATTTTTAGCATCTGCAGCTTCTTTAGCTGCTGCAGCTTTTGCATCATCTATTTGTTTTTGACGTCTAGTTTGTTCTAGATTGTCTATCGTTAAAACATGCGAAGAAAAGCCCTCGCCACTAAAGGCGGGGCTTTTAAATTTAAATTGCATTTCAGCTGAATTGACTGAAATTGGTAAAATTAAAAAAGCTGCTATTAAATACTTTTTCATAATACACCTCTAGTGTATTTATGAAAATATTAATAATTAGGCTACTTTTTTCAATTCGAAGTTTGTATAATGAGCATTCTTATCAAAGAGCTGAACATCTTTTATCCAGGACTTAGCATCTTTTTCAGAAGGAAAGTGTATACGATCCTTTATCGTAAGACCGTTGAGGACACCTTTAGCAAGAACTTTCTCAAACTCAACAACATACTTGTATGAACCTGGATAGATGGACATTTGCTTTCTCCTTCTGCCTCATTATACTTATAGTATATAGACAAATTAAAAAGAAATCAACTGAAAAAAATGTGATAAATTACAACAAATAATAGTGCACAAATAGCTATCCAATTGTGTAATAATAGAAAAAAAATACCCTTTAATGTATCATTGTGCATCTTAGATACGTATTTCTAAATTAGAATAAAACGCCCATTCAGCATAGCTATCGTCTACACCAAGCGACTTCATTGTATGAGCCATAGCTGATGTATCTTTAGGGAAGCATGAGCCGCCAAAACCATATTGACCGTCAGGGCCTGGTTGCTGCCAATGACTGTAACCAAGACGAGGTTCTTCTGAGATAACTGTAGCTACCTGATTCCAATCAACACCCATCCTATCACATACAGTCTTAATATTGTATGCTTGAATAGTACGAGCTGCTAGGAGACTATTAATAGAAAGTTTAGCAACACATGCAGCAACTGGGTCTGACATTATATGTTTAATCTTAAAGTTCTTTCGAAAAGTATCATTAAGCTTATCCACATGCTTACCACCAGCCAAGCTTAGAATAGGCGATACAGCATCAATAGACCAAGATGCTTTACGAAGAAATTCAGGCCATACAATTAAATCATCAGTAAGTTGAGCATGAATATCACTCATAGTAATAGGATCCAAAGTGCTACGGATAACAGTAATACCTTTAAATCCGCCAGCTAAAGCTTTATTAATAGAGTCTACAACAATAGAACTATTAAATCCAGATACCTTAGCCTCTTCCTCATCACCAGAAGGAGTAGGAACACAAACAAAATGCCATTTTTTTTCTGACCAATCTCCTGAATGCATATCAAGAGGAGGATCATTTACTGCAATATTATCTGGTGCAATACCTGCTTCTAAAAGAGTAAGCTGAGTTGCTTTACCAACGTAACCGTAACCGGAAATAACAAACTTTGACATATTTACCTCATTATAAAGAATGGTGCGCGAGGTAGGACTCGAACCTACACTCAGACCGTTATGAGCGGCCGGCTTCACCTTTAAGCTACTCGCGCATTAAAAAGGAATATCGTACTCTTCACCGAGATTAATAGCAATCTCAATACAATTAATTTTTACTTTAAGTTTATCCATTATGTCTTGCTGATCATTAAATTCAGCTTCATAATAGTCTTTAAGTAATTGTTTTCTTATATCACTTAATCTAGGAAATGGACAATACTTAAAATCAGGATCACTATCGCTTGTATAGTACTGCATCACATTACCTATAGTTGGTGCCCACTGCCGGACTCGAACCGGCACGCCGAAGCGAGAGATTTTAAGTCTCTTGTGTCTACCTGTTTCACCAAGTGGGCGTTAATTCATACCTAATAATAGACACTGTTGTTTATTTTAGCAACTATTATCCGCAGTATACACGAGTTTGTTTCCAGCACGAACAACTTTTACACATTGAGTCTGGATCTATAGATATGCAATAATCATAAAAATCATCCATGATTTTGCTCATTTTTTCATTGCGTTTATCTAGCTCATCTGCTAGTGCTCGAAGATGATGTGAGCTCATTGCACTTTCACGTGAAGGCCACCAATATACAAATCCATCATCTGCAGTAATAAACTCATTATTATTTTCTGCTAATTTTATAATACGACTAGGCATCTTCCCATTTCCATTCAAATACATACTTCATCATAAAGCGAGTTAACCAACGAGGTCTTTTATTATATACTGCAAATTTAGTAACCCATACATTACTACCTGGCATCACCCAGAACCCAATTGGTTTAGGCATAGTGCCTATAGAGCAATTCATATATGCTGGATTAGATAAAGTTACAGGTGGATCGTCCTTATTTTTAATCTTATAATAGGTCGGATCAATTTTTAATTCATTCATAATATTTTTATCTTTTTTCCATAAGATAGCCTACAAAGCTTTTCAATGTTTCTAAGAGTTCATCTCTAGAATGCTCATCATTTTTTAAATTAATTTCCATCTTACCTAGCTTAAGCAGATACGTATTATCTTCTCTTAAAGGGCTTACTAAAATCTCAATAGGTTTAAGAGGGGGGTGTGCATATTTGCAGTTTGCACTAGCACTACAATAATACACAGGATTATCACCTCCTGTGTTAGTACAGTCTGGACAATCAGAGCGACCGGGTATCATAATTTATTCCTTATAATTGTATACTATTTAGGAAGTTATTCTATTACTAGATATAAAATGACCTGTTTTAGAATCGTAGTTCTCTAAAGGATCATACATTTTAAATTGTTCCCAGCCTAGCTCACCCTCTATCATTTTAAGGCCTCGAGTATAGGTACCAATATGGTTAACCATTATACCACCTTCAGCAGTTTTAAGCAACCCTACTGTTGAACCATTTTTTCGAATCATAAAGTTAGCTAGTGTGGCTTCACTTGGATTGCCACCCATCACTGTACCATCAAATTCATGCGCAATCCAGGCAGGATACATACACGACATCATCCAAAAATATGGATTATTTCTTTCTATTCTATAATTTTTCCAAATTTGATCTGTGTCTTTAGGTCCGACCGGCTCTGTCTCAAAGTGATACCAATTGTCTCTGCGAAGTTGTACTTGACTTAAGTTAGGATTTGCTAAAAGTATCTCTATAAGATCTATAAAACGGATAGGATACATTAACTCAGCATCATCTTCTTGATGCCAAATATAGTCAAAGTCGCGCTCTTTTACAAAATCAAAAAGCTCTTGCCATGTTCTTGTAATACCTTTATTTTCTTTATGAAGAAATATATGTTGATAACCATATCGAAGAGCGAGGTTTGTTATAAATTCATCATCTCTTCCGTAAGGATAATCATCAAAAAATACTTTTGTTACCTCACAATCATCATAATTGAGAAGTTTTTGACTTTCTAGAATACGAGTAATGTATGGAATTCTATTAGTAGAGAATACTACCTGGCATACTTTATAGGTCATGATACTCTTTCTGTATCAAAAAAGAATGTTTGAAATAAACGGCCATCAGTTAAAGATGTACCAAAATAATCTATACTAGCGTGATAAAGATCTCCACGGTAAATAACAAGCCTATTAAACTTATTACCAATTCTATCCACTAAATCCCATTTTGTATAATCATAACCTTCGTGTCTATTGTTACGATTAATGTCTCTATATTCTTGACTTGCTTTATGTTTATAAATTGCAGTACCGCTAGAAAGAGGTGCATCTGGTGTAAGATAACAAACACCAGCCCACATATTAAAAGGATCACTATGAATCCAAGTTCTATCAATAGCTGTTGCTATTTGAAATGCTCCATTATATCCTTCACCCTGATCTGCACCATAGACGTTTGTAATATTACCAGCCCAAGGCATGAAGTATTCGATACCTCTTTTTACATCGTCAGTCCAAAATGATTTAGTTCTTGCACCTGGATAGTTGCCTTTTACAGAAAAATCTTGCGAAAGCGCAAAGTTTCTTACACTATCTGGATTATTATAAAAATTATCAATTATAATTAATGATGCTTCCATTAAAAACTCTTTTTGCTTATTTATTTCGTTAACTGTAGAGTCGTAGTTTCCCACATTTTATGGTCATTAGAAGCTAGACTTTCTTTTACTAGTGGATAAGCTTCATGTCTGGCCCAATCTTCATTTTTAGCGAGCACAGTAACTGTAATATGATCACCGTATACCTTCTTATAAGGTTTAAACGTTACACTATACAATTTCATTTTGCTATTACGAAACTTTTTCATGTAACCAACCGGTTCACTATGCCAGATACGTTCCATTTCTGCTTTATTCATATGTTTTAATCCTAACAACAGCAACCGGTTTATCACTCTGCCAAAGACTCATTACCTTAAGAGCGTTAATATGTGTTTGCGATCCAAACTCTTCAAGAGTGGTAATACGAAATTCATTCGACAATCTACGACTATACCACTCAGTATAAGTCTTACCGCTATCTCTAATAAAGACTATACCAACGTCCAGGTAATTACTCTTCTTGGCATTCTCGAACATTCTTCGATTTCCATTCTAGTTATTCTAAACCATTTTACTATAACAAGATAGCATATCTCTTTATTATAATCATACCGCCAAAGAGTGCAAGTAGGGATTGCCCTAATCATTTGCTGACGAATAATTTTCATTATTCTTTCCATACAAATTGACCACAAAAATCACCCATCTCTCTTTCTGCATAGGTAGGCATACATTTACAGGTAATAAAATTTGCTTTTTTTTCTTCTTCAATATCGTATGCATTTTTGATGTCGTGCCAGAAGAACTGGGGTGGCATTTTCATAACCCAACTACTAGTATCTTCCATAAGAGCATTATTACGAGCAACTTCCTCTTCGTAGGCTTTTTGGAAGTCGTCATTCCATGTACGATTATGCTCGTATGGATAAGCATGTTTACAATTAAAACATTTGTTCGTCATACATACTTCCTAACTTCAATAGGACCAATTCGCCAGTAATCATATGGTCTAGCAGAGTAAAGCAAACCACCACCATTATATCTCCATCCACGGTGAAAAAACTTCCATCTTTTCCAGAAGAAAAAAACATACCACTTACGAGTTAGCTTCAACTCTCTGCCCCTGATTCACGATAAATATATTCACGTGTTGGTGTGTATGGGAACACGATATCGACATGACTATCGCCGCACGTGTAATGAGATTTACGTTTAACACCATATTCGTCAACCCACCACTCCCAAAAAACCTTACCTTCAATATCATAAGTTCTGCCATCGATATCTTTGAATACACGAGAGCAGCGTTTGTTTTGATACTTTGTACCACCGCCATATTCAGAAATGTCATTCCATTCCCAATCTTCACCAGTAAGCGGAAAGATTGGATTGAACAGTGCCAACTTCTCAAACAGATGAACTGCATAACCAGCAGAAGAGCCAGAGTGTCCTTCATTAGCAAACACTTCAAGCAATTTCAATACATGTTCGCAAATTGCTTGCTGCATTTCATCGCAATACTTGCCGTTCTCATCGATCCAGCCAGCAGCACGAAACTCTGTCATTGCGTGTGATTCATAGTTGCTCATTTAATTATTCCTTCATTACATAAGCATAAAACGCAGGCTGTGCTTCCAGCGCAACACTACATGCACCAATATATTCATGCTTATC